GAGGTGTTGCCACTACACTCGAAATCGCCTTTTCGCTTCATTTCCGAGGGAAGTGCAGTGATTTATGGCTCTCTTTCGAGTGGTAGAGCCTCCTTCTCTTCGAAAGTTGAGAAGACAATTATGAACGAGTATTTAGAGTCTAGAGGATATGAGACTAAATACACTCGTCCTGTTATGTCTGGGTACATGCCTTGGCGTATTGCAGCATTGGATCTTGTGAATACAGTGTCAATGATGGACACTGGGATCCTGCGAATATGCACCGATGCTTATATCAAGGAAGTTTTACACCTGTTGAAGGACAAAGTCCGATCGTTGAGAGTGCTTGACACCCACTCTTCGATTAATGGTTGCCCTGGAGTTGCTTTTATTGATAAAATCAATCGAAACACCTCTATGGGTTTTCCTTGGAACAAGTCCAAAACACATTACTTGCGACCTGTTGAATCAGAAGCAGGACTTGATGAAGTCGTGTTCGATGATGAAATAATGTCGCGCGTCTCGGATATTGAGACGAGCTATATTCAAGGCGACACTGTCAACCCTGTTTTTAAAGCTCATCTCAAAGATGAAGCTGTCTCTTTTGCGAAAGCTAAGAGAGGCAAAACCCGAATCTTTACTGGTTCTCCTGTTGATTGGTCTGTTGTTGTGCGCAAGTACACAATGACCTTCGTTAAGTTGTTGCAAGAGCATAAATTTGTTTTTGAATCTGCGCCGGGGACTATCTGTCAATCTATCGAATGGACTCACATCCATGAATATTTGACACAGTTTGGTTCCGATCGCCTAATTGCTGGTGATTTTAAAGCGTTTGACAAAAAGATGAGTTGTGCTCTTATGCAAGAAGCTTTCCGAGTCATTATGGAGATAAGTAAAGCCTCTGGAAACTTTGATGAAGATGATCTCAGAGTTTTGCAGGGAATATCTTGGGATACTAGTTTTCCGTTGGTTGATTTCAATGGAGACTTAGTCAGATTTTATGGATCTAATCCATCTGGCCATCCTCTCACTGTCATTATTAATGGTCTGTGCAACTCTCTCTATATGCGGTATTGTTACTACCTCCTTAATCCTAAGAAGGAGGTGGAATCGTTCCGCAAGAATGTTGCTCTTATGACCTATGGCGATGACAATGCTATGAATGTATCCCCCAGAATTGATTTTTATACTCATACTGCTATTCAAGGTGAATTCGCCAAGTTTGGCATTACTTACACAATGGCTGATAAAGAAGCGCAGAGTGTGCCTTTCATTTCGATGGAAGACTGCTCTTTCCTGAAAAGGAAGTGGCGCTTCAATACCACCACCTGTGCTTTTGATGCCCCCCTGGATGAAGAATCTATTGAAAAGTCGTTGACTGTGTGGGTTCGTTCTAA